TTGACATCAATATAACCGCTGTATCAGGAACAACACCAACTATCCAGTTCTTTTTTGAGAGGAAAGATGCTGCTGGGAACTACTACATCCTCTATCAAACCGCATCGATCAATGCAGCTTCTGTGGTATCCCAAACAGTCGGCAAGCTTGGGCAAACACTAGCGGCACTTGGCTCTACTGTACATCTTCGATGGGTCATCACAGGCACAACTCCAAGCTTTACCTTTAATGCATCCATTATCGGCCAAGTTGATCCTGGACTTGCTAGCATTGGTGTAGTTGAAGCTATAGAAGATGTATCAGGCCAGAATGTCAATATATTAGGAGCCAACACTCTAGGTGATGGTTTATTGCAACGAAATGGAGCAATAGGTAGAACCATGACGTTTCAAATAAACAGAACAGGACTAGCAGCAGGACAATATGCATCTATGTTTGTTCCTGAATTGTCTATTAATGACGCCTCAGTACTCATCACGGCATGCAACAGGAAACAGATGTTCAAAATGGATACAGGCAGTCAATCACAATCCTACTTTTTTGACGTAGTAGCCTCTGAGTCCGCTATTTTGCCAACTTGGCAGAAGGCAATGTCAGATGCAGGAATAGGAGCAATATGAGTGCTACAGTGTTATTGAACCAAGCATCAGTAATGCAGACGGCAAACGGCAATACAAGCGACATTATCTGGAGTGGATACACAGAACTTGCTGTGGATGCCCTCGTTACCAATCAGCAAGGCACGGCTCCAACCTTGCAACTGTTGCTTGATCGCAAGGACGCAGCAAACAACTATGAGCCAATATGGCAAAGTAGCGTCACGAGCGTCTCAACGGCATCAACAACCAATGTGCCGATATCATCATCCATTGGCGTCGGCTTGGCTATTGCGCAGTCTTTTGCTGCTACAGGGCGCATACGATGGATCATAGGTGGTTCAGCGACTCCTGGAGCCCAATTTAACCTTTCGCTGATCGCAAAATAGAACAAAAGAGGTAATACATGCCATTGCCACCTAGTGTAGATCCAGGACCAGGCCAGACATATCTCAATCTTGCATCGTTCGGCGTTGATGCTGATGGAGTTGCAGATTGTACAGCAGCAATGCAACAAGCCGCCGATTCATTAGCGATAAGCGGCGGCATCATCGCGTTGCCTCCTGGTAGATTTTCCGTGTCATCGCCGATCATTCTTGCCAATCCAAATATCCAACTTCGCGGGCAAGGATACACAACGATTCTTCAACCAACTGCTAGTTTTTCTGGCACTGAGATAATACGCATTACGAACAATTATTGTTCTGTATCAGATATGAAGATTGAGTTCGTTGATCCTGTATACAGCCATAATCCTGCTGCTAACGGTATACAAATAACAGGTAGCGTCGCATCTCGCATTGAAAATGTCTTTATGGCTGGCATTAACGGATGGCAGCTCCAATCAACAGGAGGATCATCGCAGCCAAACTACAATACAGTTCTTAGGAATGTACGCGGCTATCAGTGTGCGCAAGGTTTTCATCTACTGGGTGTTACTGGAAGCGCATATGGTGGCATTCATTTCGTATCGGATTGCTACGCTAACCAAGTGCAGAACGGTGATTGTTGGTTTATCGAAGACTTCCTTGATCTCGTTGCAGTCAACATCTTTGGAGAGAATGCTGCAAGTTGTCCTGGGTATGCGCTGCACATCAAGGGCAACTGCAACGCCCTCTTCTTCAACAACTTTGATTTAGGGCCGTATCCTGGCCCTGCAAACAATGATGTGATCCTCATTGAAAGCGATGGAGCAGGAGATCCAGGGCACATAACATTTAGTGGTGGCATTATTGAAGGTGGAAGCGGTGCAGGTATACATGTGACGGGTGGGTATGAAGTATTAGCGCAAGGAACACACTTCTTTAATAATGGTACATATGGCGTCAATCTGCAAGGTGGCGACGCGATACAACTTAACAACTGCACATTTGATGGCAACGGCAGCGCAGGATCATCGGGACGCTATGATCTTCAGAACGGCACAGGCGGCAATGTCTCAATTGACAACTGCTACTTCAGAACAGCGCAAGGAACAACATCAGGCAAGACAAACGCCGTTGTGAATGACACGGGCGGCAATATGACAATGACAAATTGCCAATTCAAGGGCACTGGATACTCTGGTGGCAATATCTTTGCAGGGTATCCAAAGGTTGTAAGGGATTGCGCTGGCTTCAACCCGATCGGCGATATCGGCGCACCGTCGATAGGAGCTTCACCTTATACGGCTGGCTCTCAAAGCGTCGATTACACGGCATACATCAAAGGAGGCACGGTATCTGCTATTGACGTTGCGGGTGTCACTACGGGGCTAACACTTGCAACTGGTGAGTTTGTGACTGTTAGAGTGAAAGCTGGACAGACTATTAAATTGACATATAGCGTAATTCCAACTTGGAAGTGGATGGGTGACTAAGTTTTACTCGTAATGCGTTAAATATGTACTTGTTTTCAGGCCAGTGATCAGGAAGCTTGTCCTTGACCTGAGAAGAAAGCGACAAACAGTGACACAAGCAATACACGTTTCTGAAGAGTCCGCAAAACTGCATGAGTGGAAGAAGCAAAGACTTTCTTCAGGTCTACATCTTCCTGACTATAAAAGTATTTCACTGCCTGGATACTGGAAAACATCAAAAGGCACTGCAAGGCAAAGAAAACCAACAACCTTTAGCGATGTACTGAAGCTGTCAAAGCCATATGAGTGTCCATGGCAATTTGAGACATGGGACAGTAATACAGGTGAACTTTACGAGCGCTTTATCGCACATAATGTGATCACGGATAATGGCGCAATATCAATGATCAAGAACATTTGGAACAGCTCAGGCTCTGCTATCGGTATCATGAACCACGTTGTTGTTTCACCAAATGGCGCGAGCTCGAAGCTCACCTCAGCCACCGGAGTATCACCAATCACCACACTAGCTATCAGTGCACTGCCAGCGGCTCTCTCCAATGGAGCTACGCTTACTCTTGGTTATGGTGGTGCAACGCCGCAAACAGTTACTCTTAGTGCTGGGGCATCATTAGGCGCTACATCGCTGACCGTTACCAGTTTCACGCCTTCTGCTAACTTCCCCATCGGTACTGACATTTGCGCTATACCATCAGTTACCGATAATCCATCAAGCGTAGCAGGCACTGTAGATAGCGGTGCTCTTTCAGGCGGCGCTTTTACTTATACCGCAACTACTGGACTTGGAAATCGTAATGTCGTTATAGTCGCCACTGAAACTGGTACATCAGGTAATGCCGGTACTTACACTGAAGCTTATACATCCAACAATGCCACTATTGGTACAGGAACTACTGCATCACACGTTATATTTCCAGGGTTCGTTCTTAACTCATCAACCAACGAAACAGTCACGTTGACTGAAAAAGCATAGGACGGGCATTACATGAATACGGTAATCATCGAGAACAGGAGAAACCAATGCCTTTAGTTCCAGGAACAGCAGATGTTCTATCAACACCAGCAGCACCAACGATTCAACAAAACGCCACGGGTGCAAGTGCGGCAATCACCTATGCTATTGTAGCCGTGAATGAGGCTGGTCAAGATAGTATTCCTAGTGCAGGAGTGGCCACCCCTGCAAACAATGCTTCAACAGCCAACAATACAATCTCATGGGTAGCAGTACCAGGTGCTGCACAATATCGTGTTATTAAAAATGGAGCACTGCTTGCTAATGTAGGGTCGAGTATTACCACATATACCGATAGTGCAGGCAGTGCAGGCGCTACATATGTAGCAACAACATCGACTATAGGGAATCCAATAGCATTCGTCCCAAGTGCTAGTTCCCCTGTTGATGGCCAGAAATGGACATATTCGGCTGCTAAAGTAGGACTGGTGCCAGCAGCATCGGCAACGGATATCTTTACCATCACAGGATCAGCTTCAAAAACTGTCAGAGTAACACATATCGAGATATGGGCAACGACTACAGCGGCAACGGCAGCCGCGCTTGACGTATTGCTCTTGAAGCGTTCAACAGCCGATACGGCTGGTACATCAACAGGTAGTCCGACTCCTGTGCCTCATGATATCAACGCGCCCGCTGTGTCTGCAACGGTGCTCTCGTACACTGTTAATCCGACAACGGGTACTCTCGTTGGTACCGCTATTCGTAACTCAAAGCTATTCCAAACACTTGCAACTTATACTGCTACTGACTTTCCCGCTCCAGTGGGGCTCATTTGGGACTTTGGCAATCGCCCAGGGTCAGCTATTGTGTTACGCGGTATTACTGATGTGCTGGCGATTAACTTAAATGGCGTATCAGCATCGGCTGGTGCGTTGTTTGATATCAGTGCTGAGTGGACTGAAGAGTAAGGCCATAACCAATGAAAGGAGCACAAGATGGTTTTTACAGGAGTGCAGCCTCTTGACGGCAATACCGTTCCTATTAGTTCGGAGTATTCTCCACAGAATAATACATTTCTTGCCATGCAAGGGGCTGATGGCGCATATGTTGATGCATACGGAAACGCTTCAACTGCTCCTGTCATGTCTTTCGTACAGCCTCGTATTGTCCAGAGAGCTGTTGCACAAACCGGAGCTGGAGCAAAGACACTCTCTTGCTCCTTCAATGCTGCAAACGTGGGCGGGAATTCTATTGTCGTATGTCTTGGAGTAGGTGATATTGAGGATGCTGTAACTAGCTTCATGGTAACTGACACACAAGGAAATACGTACACAAAGTGCGCTTTCTCCTTGCAAGGCGGCACTCTGGAGTCCTCCATTTACTTTGCAACTGGGATAAAGCTTGGAACCAATATCATCACGGTCAGTATCACCGGTCCAGCTGCTGTCCCCACTGGAATATCCATGAAGGTGTACGAAGTGTGGGGCTTGATTGCTTCTGTAGACGCGCTTGATCAATCAGCAGCTGGCAATAATGCTAGTGGATTAATAGCCTCAACAGGAGCTTTTGCGCCTGTATCACCTAATGAAATGGCATTTACAGCCCTTGCAGTGGTGAATGTAACGACTATCACACCATCAAAAGGTTGGACTGCCAATGATGGGACGATATTCCCATGGGGTGGAAACCTTGGAGCTTTTGACTCCCAAACAAGGCAACTTTCGACTATTGCACCAATTATTCCGCAAGCAACTCTTTCCTTGCCCAGTGCGTGGGCCATGACTGTTGCAACATTTAGAACAATTGTGCTGCCATTTGAAGGAACGGTTAATTATGCGCCTTGTTCAAATGCCCCAATGACTGTAGTTTCTGCATCGTTGACTCCAATTCAACTACTTGCTGCGAATGGAGCAAGGCTAGGAACGAGTGTATTTAATGCGTCAAGTGGGATACTGTTCTTAGCGTATGGTGCTGTAACAAATACAACATTATACTTCACACAACTACCATCTAAATTGCTTTGGGAGATGCCGCAACCAATTTTTCGGGGTCCAATTTACGGATGGTGGAATTCTGTAAACGGTAATGCAAACATAGCGGAGTTATCATAATGCCTATATTTGGAAGTGTGCAGACACTAATGCAAAATGTCAAAGATTATGGTGCTGTTGGTGATGGAATAGCCGATGATACAGTAGCAATCAATGCTGCATTAGCTTTAGGAGGCATTTGGTGGTTCCCAATTGGGACGTATAGCGTATCAGGGTCGCTAAATATACCTAAAAATAATACAAAGATGGTTGGTGCTGGCTATGGAACCATCATACAGCCCTCAGCTAGTTTCGTAGCCGCTCAGATTATCAATGTCACAGGCAGCTATTGCTCTGTATCTGATATGCAGATAACAGGGGCTCATACATCGTATCCAGGATCTTACAGTGCTAATCCAATTGGAAATGGTATTCAAATAACTGGTAGCGTCGGATCTATCGTAGAAAACGTATTTCTAAATGCAATCAACGGATGGACGCTACAATCGACGGGAGGCACGGTCACTCCAAACTACAATACGGTTCTAAAGAACGTAAGGGGATATCAATGTAAAAATGGGTTTCACTTACAAGGGGTTGCTGCTAGTGGATATGGAGGTATTCATTTCGTATCAGACTGCTACTCTAACCAAACACAGGTAGGCGATGGATGGTTTATTGAGGATTTTCTCGATCTAGAAGCCGTTAACATATTCTCAGAAGGGGCTGCTGTTATAGGTAATAGTGGATATGCTCTTCATATAAAGGGAAATAGTAACGCGCTTTTCTTTACGAATTGTGATCTTGGTCCATACCCAGGCCCAGGCGGGAACCATGTTGTACTCATTGAAAGCGGGACAAACGGCAATCCAGGTCACATCACGTTTAATGGAGGCATCATCGAAGGAGGACAGGGTGGAGGATTAACAATAACAGCAGGCTTTGATATAATAGCACAAGGCGTGTATTTCTTCAATAATGGCACATATGGTGTGGATATCCTTGGCGGCAACGCCATAATGATAAACAACTGCACTTTTGATTTCAATGGAACAACAGGAACATCGGGCAAATATGAGATACAAAATACTTCTACCAGTAATATCATGGTTAATGGTTGCTTCTTTATGACACCGCAAGGCACAACACCAGGCACTGTAAATGCTGTGATCAACGATATCGGCAGTACAAGTATGGTTGTTACGAATTGTTATTTTAAAGGCACCGGATTTACTTCTGCAAACATTTTTGCGTCCTATCCACTTACTATTCGTGGATGCGTAGGATTTAATCCCGTAGGAAATCTTGGGGCACCGTCTATAGGAGCATCCCCGTACACAGCGCCTACTCAGAGTGTCGATTACACCGCATACATCAAAGGGGGCACTGTTAGCGCAATAGCTGTTAATGGCTTTACGACAGGACTTACTGTTGCAACAGGAGGATTTGTTACTGTTCATGTTATGTCAGGGCAAACGATAACCTTGACATATAGTGTAATTCCCACGTGGACATGGTTAGGTGAATGAATGTTCTATGTAAGCCTGCCTCTAAAGGAGGTGACTCATGAGTTTCCTTGCATTGGTTCCTGGCCTTTACACAAACGTGATGCAGTACGGAGCTACTGGCGACGGATCAACTGATGATACAACGGCTCTTGCTGCCGCTCTTGCTGCATGCCCAAGCGGAGGAGTGGTATTCCTACCCGCTGGCATCTACCGTACATCAGCACCTCTCGTTATCCCTCCTAATATTATGTTGCTCGGAACTCATGGGACACGTGCTGTCTTAATATCAGGTATTGTTTCTCAAACATCTATCAAGCCTCTCGTGTCCTTCTCTGGTGCTGCTTGTATCACGTTGCTAGACAAAGAGCAAGGGAGCTATAGTGGAGACAATAATGGCCAGAGAATACGCGATATCACGCTTGATGGCAGTGCAATATCAGGGACAATTGACGGTATTAAAGCAACGGGTCTTGTCCATGATGTGCAAATGGAAAATGTGGCGATTAACAGCTTTCCACATAATGGTTTGACAACGACAAGTTATACACGCGTGGATAGTTCTAATCCACATCCATACAGCTGGACTCTCATCAACTGCACTGCTTTCCAATGTGCAAATATCGGATTCTCAATGAATGGCTGCACAGATACAACGATGATATCTGTGGAAGCGCTGGGGAACAGCGTATACGGCTTCTTCTTGAGCAACATGGCTAATTCTCACTTGGACTCGTGTCGTGCAGAGTTCTCAGGAGACAAAGGCTTTTATATAACAGGTAGCTGGGGCACAGGTACAGGTTCTGGTGGACTGACGATGAATGGATGCTCTACTGATCGGAGCGGCAAGGACGGCGTGTACATAGACACAACTGGAAATGGCCAGATCGTCATTTCAAGCATGATGTGCAGGCGCGACGGGCGCAATGGCAACGCTGGTGGCGGTGGATATGCTGGTTTCACCGTCAATGCAGCAACGATGCCTATTGTTGTAGAGTCGATCGTTGTTTACCCAGGAGTCGATGATGACGGCACAGGCACCAATTCTCCTCAGTACGGTTTTCAGTCAACTGGTGCAACCTACGTCTCTATGTCTAGCGGATATCTCCACGCGAATACAACGGCTTGGCAAGATGGAGGATCAAACACACTGCTTGTAAGAGGCCCAAATGTTGCTAGTGCCACAGGAACTACAGCATCCCCTGTAAGATCGACAAATCCATACACAACATTGGTAAAATCGGGGCTTGCGAAGATAAACGCAGGAGCAACGCAGTGGGGAACACCAACAAATACAGGATTTATAAATGTTGGAACAAGCACATTAAATATCAATGAAGTCAGATATGTATTGATGCGTGTTGATTATCCTGTTACTCTTACGGCGTGGCAGCTAGAAGTCACAGCAGGACCTACTGGGAGTGCAAATATACGGATTGGAGTCTATCTTGCGGATACCAATATTCAACCGTCAGGCGCTCCAATTTACGATAGCGGCAGCATCGCTGTTGCCACTAGCTTTACAGGCATAAAAACGGCTACTGGTCTTACCGCTTCACTTTCGCCTGGAATATATCTTGTCGCTCTGAATACCGATACAGCTATGACAGTGAGAACATTTACATCTACGTCTCCAATGATCGCAGCAGCATTGGGTGCGACACCAATGATACAGCGGGTAGCAGCTTCTCAGACATTTGGAGCATTTCCAAACCCAGGGACTGCTTGGACATCAACCAATGCAAGTGCAAGTGGATTGCAGAATTTTGCAGTATGGCAGTGGACTGAGTAAGCTTTATGATATATAAAAGCATAATACTATCAAGCAAGCCCAAGACATATTATCGGTTAGATGAAACTTCCGGTACAATTGCTCATGATATTTCAGGCAATGCTTATGATGCAACAATAAGCGGAGCAACGCTTTCTCAATCTGGTGCCATTGCGGGTGACTCCAATACATCGATGCTGTTTACAGCGGCTGGAGGCATAAAACTACCGTATACCGTTAATCCACTCTTGTGGTCAGCCATTACCATCGAATTCTGGATAAACATTGGTGCAGTATGGAGCCATGTTGTTGTCGCATCTGACGCAGCAAGTACCATTTATTATGTTAATGGCGTTGTTTCTTCAACTGGTTTGATACCTGGATCATCTGTACTGATCAACTCTACGCTTGATTTCATTGGAAGTCTGACAACATCCTCACAATTAGATGAAATATCAATCTATAATTATAAATTTTCGCCTTCTAAGCCACTCGTTCACTACAATACAGGTATAGGAATACAGTACAAGCCAAGAGCATTTGGTGGTACTGTTCCATACACACTAACGACAACAACGACAACTACCATAACAATATCTGCTGATTCAGTGTCGCTCTTGGATGCTGTCTCATTGATTGGTGTTGCGGCTGCATCTGACTCTGGTGATACTGTTCAGTGTAGTGATACGATGTCACTAGTAGGCAGTTCCCAAGCATCAGATGCTGGTGATATCGTTTCTCTTGCAGAAATTACAGCATTATCAGGTATGAGTACTCTTGGTCCTGAGTCGGTTTCTCTTGTGGATGTACTCTCTCTAGTCGGCGTTGCTCAGATTATTGAGAGTGCTCAGGTGTCCGAGGCCCTTTCGCTGGCTGGCTCTTCTCAGATTATAGATGTAGTTGCCCTCACTGACTTATCATCACTTGCAGGTGTGGCAACTAACGATCCAGAATCTGTCCAGGCCAGTGATAGCCAATCGCTAGTAGGCAGTACTCAGCTATCTGATGCCGTATCTCTTGCTGAGCAATCATCATTCTCAAATAGCGCAACACTTGCGAGTGAGTCGGTATCGATAGGTGAGACGCTCTCGCAAACTGGACTACCAACGCTTGTAGAGTCTGTCCAAGTGACCGAGCTACTCACATCTCAAGTTGGTGCAACTCAGACTACAGACGCGGCTCAGCTTTCTGATTTGACAAATCTAGCGGGATCTACCCAAATATCTGCTGAAAATGTCTCACTTGCTGACTCGCTTTCACAAACTGGCCAGCCTACTTATATAGACAATGTATCGCTTGCAGAACAACTTACGGAGTCTGGTGCAACTGCAATTTCTGCTGAGTCTGTCCAGATAGCCGAATCCTCCTCACTTGCTGGGCAACCTTCGCTTACAGACTCTGTACAGCTTAATGAGAGTGCATCAGCATTTGTTGGATCTACTCAGATCAGTGATGCTGCACAGATAGCTGAGATTATTGCTCTATCCGGCGCTACTCAGCTCTCTGCTGAGTCTGTGTTGCCTTCTGAGTCTTCGCTTTTCACTGGTCAGCCACAAATTATTGAGGTCGTCCAACTCTCTGATATCCTGGCGCTGGTAGGGTTGTCCTCGCTAAACGAAACTGTAACGCTCTCTGAGTTACTTTCTCTGCTCGGATTGCAACAACTTTCTGCTGAGTCTGTGCAGATAGGCGAATCAGTATCTCTCTCATCCAGCGGCGGCACAACCAACTCATATAGTGTTCCTGCTGAGTCAGTGGCTCTTGATGAGACTACTTCTTTCCTAGGCCTTCCATCTCTTGCAGATGTGGTATCTCTGACTGATCAGCTCTCTATAAATGGCTCAACTCAGATCACAGAGAATGCTCAGCTAGGGGACGCCATTGCTCTTGTAGGTAGTTCTCAACTATCTCCTGAGTCTGTGCAGCCGTCTGACAATCTTTCTCTCATTGGCTCGGGACAGATTATTGAGGTTGTCCAATTATCAGATCTGCTCTCCCAGTCTGGTGTGATGCAATCATCCGATAGTGCGCAAATATCTGAGTCCATCACATTCTTTTCATTCTCAGGGAACACATTCTTCCTTGTCTTGCCTCCCGAGTCTGTGCAAGTCTCTGAGGCAGTTTCATTATCAGGATTTATACAGCTTTCTGATACCTGTGCGCTATCGGATGCATTCAATATACTAACTCCTGCTAACACTATATTTTATGTACGGAGTGGTCATTCGAGTGTGCGAGTAAGAGGCGGTGATGCAATCTTTTCAGCAAGAGAAGGTGAATCTATCGTGTCATTGAGGGAATAATACAATGGCTATAATAAATGATTTCACGCCTATATGGGTAGGAGATACTGGTGCTCCATTTATTTCGCACTTTTTACACCAAGATGGAAGCCTTGTAAATCTTACAGGCTCAACGATCAGCATGAAGATGGAGGACAGCGGTGGAAACATAAAGATATGTTTAGGTACTTGGACGATAGACGATGCCATAAATGGTTTAGCGCATTATAGCTATGCTAGCACAGATGTTGATACTCCAGGAGTATGGACATTGTTCATTACGGTAACGACAGGTGGTAAGCCATTGCACTGTGATGAAAAGTTATTAGAGATAAGGAAGGCACCATAGAGTGAAACACATTATCATAACGATGAACGACAACACAAGCCTAGAGGCAATGCAGAGTTACAATGGCACTGAGCTTGTAAAAAGTGATAGCGACTTTGCAATATGGTATTGCACGGATCTGTCAAGCAACGACATAGACGCTATTACAGGATACAGCGGGCCAGCGAAGGGACGTCTTGTAGGCCTGATGGTATTGAATGTGCCGCAACAGGAGACATTATGAACCTATGGCCATATGTGGCGGTAAGCGTTGTTATCATTGCATTCTGTGCATTTCTCGTGTGGGCATCGCCTGACTCAAAAGAAACAGTGATTGCTATTGCGTCGCTGATAGCAGGATGGTGGTTTCAATCTCCAAGCGAGATGATACGTAAAGCAATCAGACCTATAAAAGAGGAGAAACAATCATGAAAATAGTTGACGGGTGGCTGGATCAAGCCATAGAGATCGACTATACCAATAAAAGCGAAAGCCGCGAGGGGAACAACCTCACTCACATTGTCCTCCATGGAACGGCTGGAGGAACAAGTGCGCAGAATATCGGAAACTACTTTGCCACAAGCGATGTGCAAGCTTCAGCCCATTTCGTGATAGGAACAGACGGTGCCATAGTCCAAGGTGTCCCTCTTGGTTTAGCGGCCTGGGCAAACGGCCCTATTAGCGGTACACCGGCTAATCTTGGGTTTCGTACAGCGGGGGATGGCATACACAGGGACTCGTGGTGGAATTCATCGGTTAATCCCAATTGGGTCACTTGCTCCATAGAGCACTGTAAGCCTGACGATGCAAATGCATCATCGCTTACCCCTGCTCAAGAGGCTGTAAGCTTTGCGCTTGTCAAGTGCATTTGTGAAACATACGGAGTGCCTAAAAGATTTGCAGATGCATCAGGTGGTATTACTGGTCATTTTAGCATGGACCCTGTAAATCGCTCACGGTGTCCAGGAGTATATAATTGGGATAAGTTATTCACCTACTTGGCAGGTAATCAGCCACAACCGGAGGAACCAATGACAATCGACTTGACCAACTCAACTGTAGCATCACACTTCGCAGGCACTGACAACACTATGTGGACATGCAAGGACAACGGTTTTCTTGTAGGTCATGCAATTCTTGACTTTTACCGTAAATTCGGGGGCGATGCATTGTGTGGATTAAGCTACGCTGGAATTCCAAAAAGTCCAGAATTGCCAGTACATGGCTATCCAGGTGTTACTGAACAGGAATTCGAGAGATGCACCTTTAGATACGACCCTTCTCACGCCATTGACTTCCCACCAGGATCTGGTTCTGTATATGTCATCCACACAGATCAAGATCCACGATGGCTTGCAGCACAAGCAGAGATTGCAGCACTCCAAGCATTGCCAGCAGCAGCAAGATTGCTGCAAATCAATACTCTTGCGGCGCAGATCGTAAAATTGTCAGCGGTGCAGTAAATCATGCAACAAAATCAAGACCTATCGATGTTCGCATATCGTCTTGATGGTTTGGAGAAAGACATAGAGCGTTTAAATATGCAATTGTCGAATTATGTTCCTGTAAGAGAGAACGAATTGAAGTTGCAATCCATTCAAGATATTGTCAAGCGTATTGAAGCAGAAATAACAGGTGCCAAGCTACAATTGACAGATATCAACAAGCAGCTTGACAAACAGCGTGAAAGCCAAGACAAGCTTCAAATACGTATGTTATACGGCATCGTTGCAACTATTGTTACTGTATTGAGTGGTATCCTTATCGGGTACATAACGCATATACTAGGGTGAAAGGAGAGCGATGGCCCAGAACAAGACACGGATTTTAGGCGGGTTCAGCGTTTTTCTCCTGATCATCTCACTCGCATTTGAAGCTTTGCCGCTTTTGCCTAGCAACACTCTTAATTCGTTCAAAGTCATATCTCTTCAGAGAGCATTAGGGCAACGCATAGCAAAAGATGCGCTTATCTTAGCATATGATAATTCTCCTGATGAACGTACAGAAGCAATCAGTGAGATGCAGAATGTACTGCCATATTGGGAGAAAATACAAAACGGGCTCCAGCACGGTGACACATCATTAGGTATTCCGTCAAATCTTCCTAGTGACATCAGCCTGATTGCTGCCCAATCGCAGCCTGACTTTACCTACATGGATACATCGGCGCATAAGATCTTAGCGCACCCATCGCCTGTAGAACCGGTACAGTTATCCATTATCTTACAGCACAACAACACCTATTTTCTGTCAATGGCACAGATCACCAATCTAATGCAGCAACACATTCAAAGTGCGGCACAGATGTATTTCGCCATTGAATTATGCATTGGCATTGCTCTTATGCTCATATGGATTGTTTTCATATTTTCAGTTAGATATGCACTAGCAAGAGTGTACAAAGGAGTGTAACGTGTTCAAGCATCATTATGGATATAGACCCGATCTAGGAGATCATCGCGACCATATCTATTCTGCCCCAATCGAGCATCTGCAAGCGTTGCCACCCAGTGTTGATTTGAGGGCTCAGTGTCCTGCCGTGTACAATCAGTTGGCACTTGGGAGTTGCACAGCAAATGCTATAGCGGCAGCCATTGAGTTCGACATGATGAAGCAGGGATTGCCTAATGTCATGCCATCTAGGCTATTTGTGTATTACAATGAGCGCGACATGGAAGGCACCGTAGGCAGTGACAGCGGCGCAATGATTAGAGATGGTATTAAAAGTGTAAATTCTCAGGGTATTTGCCCAGAGACCGAATGGCCATATGATATTTCACAATTTATGGTCACACCGCCTGCTCAGTGCTATCAGGATGCGCTAAAGGACAGAGCTCTCTCCTATCAGCGCGTTGCACGTAATCTTGACCAGATGAAAGGCTGCCTAGCAAGCGGTAATTTGATGATATTTGGCTTCACTGTATACAGTAGCTTTGAAAGTGCATCAGTTGCACTCACAGGAATAGTGCCCATGCCAAAGCGTAGTGAGAGCGTATTAGGAGGCCATGCTTGTGTCTTAGTAGGGTACGATACAAGCAAAAGTGTATTTTATGCTCGCAATAGTTGGGGAACCAATTGGGCACAGCAAGGCTACTTTGAAATGCCATTCGAATATTTGATGAATAAAGGCTTATCAAGCGATTTCTGGACTATCAAGACCATTGGAGCCTAATATAGAGCAGGCAAGAGAGTCGTCACTAGCGGCGTCCTCTCTTGTTCTGAGCGAGCTGTCATGCTACAATGAGCGCATCATGCCAGGAGCAAAAGCGCCATGAACAACACGTTCAACAATCACGAAAATCTTCAAGATCCTAGACACATTGCACACCTGATAAGCCAAGAAACTACCAAGACGCCTTTATTGTTGCCAGATTTCACAAAACAAAACTTTCATAAATCAGACACATCGCCTATCCCTGTTGTCCCTACTGTCCACAAAGTCACGCATTACCCTCAATCATGGGACAAAACAAAGAAGATGCCATCGCCACATGAAATAGCTGAAATAATATTGTCAAATCGTCAATTTGTTATTGTGTGTACAGTGATTATGTCAGCCATATTCGCAGTTTATGCGTTAAAGCTAGTGTTCACAGTGATTATGAAATGAAAGGGCACTTCGAAAGATGGCAATTGCCTTTGGTGACATGAGCGGACAAAATATGTGCTTGAAGTAGCACAAAACAATCCCCCTGCAAGATGTGCAAGGGGAATAACGAGTTAGCGTTTAAGCGATTTTATTCCGTGTAAACTGTTAAAAGATCATATCCATATAGAGTCTGGTACCATTCGCCGTCGTCTCCCATCCTGTCTATTGTATACTCTGTATCCATCGCATACAGGGTAGACGCGAATTTGAGTGCATCATCCAAATCTTTGAACTCAGATATACGGAATCCGTAGACCTGAGCATTGTTACGCTCATCTGGATATACAACGCGATGTTTGTTGTTTGGCATTATTTGCCTCCATTCGATTTATTATGACCTTCATCGGAAAAGTAGTTTACACGCTCTGCGATGTACTTTCGCAACTTTTCATCTGAGCAGCGTGCAATGCCTTTAGGCTTCCCTTCAAGGTACTTTGGGAAGAGATCAGGAAAGTACTCTGTTTGCATAATATGCCAAATGGCAGGATACCACTCAAGAGGGTAGAATGTGACTTCCCGCTTGACTTGATAACCATCCTTCACATAAACGGTCATCACGATATCCTGATCCCACTCGCGCCTATCCGTACCTCCCACTGGCTTTCTCACAAGAAATGCTTTGTACCAGCTTTCTGATGGAAGTCTCTTGGCAAGAAATTTTCCGATGCTAATATCAGGGCTACTCGTTTCAGAGAGAACTATCACATCCTCAAGAAACTGGATGTTGATATCATCCAAAAACTTTGTCACTGGAATGTACCCATAGACTCGTACATTCTTGTTGAGAGCAAGACGCTCTTGATACTTGAAATTGAACTGATGGCGAGGTAGCTCTTGCTTTTGTTGCTGCTGTACGACGAAGTATGCTTTGCGCAATTCTCTGAAAACTTCGAGTGCTCGATCGCTTTGCAGAGATTTCGCATGCATCAAAGCACCATACTCTGTCCAGAGGTAGAGGATATTTGCTCGTCTGAACGAACCTTCAATTTGAGGGTTCGTTCTTTTCAGCTCAGCTTTAAACTGTTTTAGTTCAGCACCTTGCAAAACGTAGTAGTCTTCGCCTAGGATAAAGTTTCCTGGGTTGCGACGAAAGTTTTGCGATATCGTATCGTCGTCAGTCTTGTAGAATTCAGCAAGCTGAAAGGTAAACATAATCCGTTGGCTGTTGTGCTCAATAGGAATTAAATCTTTCAAGGTCTGATCTCCTTTTTGCTAACGCTTGCATAGAGGCGACCAGACTGTTAAAATCCAGGAAGCCCAAGGCAAGCAACTTTGTCTTGGTTTAGTTCCTTGCTACATCGTTTTCGAGGCTATGTGGCAAGGGGCGGTCCGTTATTCTACTGTTGACAAATTTCTATGATTCTCCTGTTCTTGGATACTTTGATAAAGTTCCCTTTTCACTCCTTTCTTTTCTGCAAATTCCCTGACAGATATTTCTAAAACTGCTGTCTCACTAATCCCTAGATCCCGAGCAATCATTTTGAGCAACTGTTTCCCATCATCACTGATGCGATAACTTGAATGCTTTTTCACTATGTGCCTCCTTTCGTATATACATTATACAGCATGTAGAGACACGTATCAATAGATTCAATATCAATCTAGAGCTATCCCGTACACTCGTTATTGCTTTGTGATATGGCAATATATCCAAATTGCAGCACAAACCATAAGTGCCATACCTAACATCGATAATGCAGTTATTATCAATAAAGCGATACCTAACATCATATCTTCCATGTCACGCGTCACAAACTGCCATGACATCATAGTTCGCTAATTCTTTTGCATAGGCATAAGGAATGCGGACATCAGTATTTTTAATGAAATAGTAGCCACCTGCTGCATTGATATAAGTAATCATTGATAGATATCGTAGGGGCTCTAAGACCACGCAATATGGATAAGTCCCTGTTTCTCTGAGGCAAACGTGGATGACATCTTCTACTAATTCTAATGTATTTCTTTGTGCATCACGTATTTCAAAGCATGACAAGTGTTTAGAGGACATTGTAGTAGTTTTGATTTGAGGCATGAGAAGCTGCGCCTCAATCTTCTTTGTGGACAGATCGCGAAGTGTTTCGGTAACTACGGGCATCGCTGGTATCTCTACTATTGTTGGTTGTTCATCGATTGGCAAAGGACGTTCCGTATTGCCTCTTTGAGCCTTTATTGTATCTGCCATGCTTAGCTCTCCTGAGTTCTGCCGATGCCATCCTTGTATAAGTTTTCCAGGCCTGTAGCCTGTTTCTTGTTCTAAATGACGTATCTGCATATACCAAAGCATTTCTCTATAGTTGACCTATCATCCTGTTGTTATACTAAGTACTTGCGAAAAGTAGACCGGAAGCACTGATTGGCAATCCGGTCTAAGTGCTAAACAGTGGCTACGGTGGTGGTTTGTAGGATGTTGTTAAGTGTATCAAGACGCACACGGTAGGATTGCCTTTTCCCTACATGGGGCAAAGAAACCGCCTCCATTGCGCCATTTTTAACCCAGCGACGAATTGTGGTTGCATCACAACGCAATTGCTGTGCTACTTCATTAATGGTCAAAAGTCCAGTGGTTGTTTGTGTCATTTATAGTCTCCTTCTCTTTAGCATATATTATTTACACGGCATACGTCTATATTACACTGCATCGTCACTCCTGTCAATATCCGGTTGTGCTAACAATAACGGTAGCTGAATGATTCTTCCAGAAGGTTTACGATTTTTGCACCACTCTGCATAGTCTTTTAACTTCTGTATACGATCAGTGTCTTCTTTCAATTGCCCAAACGCTACATTGCATGAAAAACATAACAATGCTCTTATATCACCTGTTTCGTGATCGTGATCAATGGCAAGAGGCGTAATAGTTCCTTTGCTGCTACGATGTGTCTCTGGCATTTTGCAGACGGCACACACACCGTGTTGCTGGTTTAGCATATGTTCATACTGAGCACTGGTAATTCCATATTTTAATCGTAAATGCTGGTCACGGCGTTTTTCAGGAGTTAGAAACTCTGCTCTTTCTCTTTTTTGGCATGCCCTGCAACGTGTCTGCTTGTTATATTTGCTATTTTTGTCTTGACTGAATGCTGATATCTCTAGCCAAAGTTTACAGCCAGGGCATAGAAATTTACTTGGTGGTACAATATTCTGCATGATAGAAATCACCTTTCTGTCATCAGCCCTGGAGTGTTACGAGCACTGCCAGGGCAAACCATTTTTAGATATACATATTATACTACAAAATACATATAACAGTCAAATCATGACTTCTTGTATTTTGTATTTACTATATATGTTCCATCAGGCAATTTCTCCAGAACATAATCCCTAAAGAGGATTGGATCTACCGCACTGAGACAAAGAAATAGCTTTATTGCCAATTCTCTAATCTCAATTTCTGCGGGTGCACTCGCTCGCATCTCAATGATATGTCTAAATGTTCTCGCATTGGCTGTCACAATTATGGGTGCTTCAACATCGTTAGTAAGTACTGCCCTTGCTGCCTGTTGTCGTTTCTTTCTTGAATCAGACTTAGATTCACCAGTGAGAATAGTAGTACCTTCTTTCTGTTTTGCTAAGAAGATTTTGGATAAGTCCTCATATTCCCGTGCCACTCTATCAATATGGTCCACAAAGAAGCCATGTAATTTTTCGTCTTCTTGAAATCCGGGACGCTCAACAAAACGAAGTGCGGACCCAGAGACATAACGCTGGCTAATCTGCGACGGGCTGACATGTCGATGGCGATTCCATTCCATCACAAGACTTCTAGAAACGCCATAAAACAGGAAACTAAAGTTAGCATGCTCTAAGACACTCAAATGTCCTGATGAGATAATATGGTCGAAATACTTCTCAGCATTGTCATTCTTTGTTCGTTTCTCTCCGAAGGACATGTAGCAGAGCTGACCAGCAGTCTTGCATAGTTGCGTGCCACTGGGTAGCTCGGTCGGATCATTGAGATACTCTGAGAAGCCCAGATCTTCAAGAAAATCTGTCATGCCAGAGAGATCTACAGACGGCTTTGATAGCAGCACGACGCCAGGCTCTTTGAGGTAGCGTGTGCCTTGCGCTGTGGTATAAACTGTTGGATTGCTCATTGTACATCTTCTTTCTTTTCTGTTGTCCAGAGCCCTCGGTCATTCTTGGCTAATCCTTTTGTTTGCATTTCATTCTCTGATAAACAGCTTCTTGTATGCTTTGTGTATTTTGTTACACCTTTACTTGATGTGATACCCACGCCATAAGAGCCTGTTCTATGCTTCTTAAATGCACCTTCGCCTCCGAAGAGACGACGGCATTGACAGCATTCAAGCCCTATTCTTCGAGTTGCCATTATCCTCCTGTGGAATTGTAGCGATGTCGTTATTTGGCATTACGTTGACCCGTAGCGCCTTGTAGTGGTTGGCTCGGTGTTTATGTGTCCAAGGCTCTGTGATGCCATTCTCGGTCCAATCATCGACAAGAAAACCACACCTGGCGTTGTATCGATAATGGCATCAGACATTCTCGCCATTATCGCTCTCTGCCAACTTGATGAGACGCTCGATATACCACTTGGCCTTCTTTAAGTCTAGTATGCCGTCTTTAAATCTCCATCGCGAAATATACTTTATAACACAGAACTCATGTGGTGTCAGATCATTTGCTTCAGCATACTCTATGGGTTCGATCTTCAGCTTTTTGTAGTGATCGCTGCTTGGTGGAACTTCCATCATTCCTCTTCTTTCTGCCTGCAATTTAAGATTCTCGTAGTGCTGCCTAGTTGGTGCTTGTTCAGGCATTATTCACACTTCCTCTGTAAACGGCCTCTCTGCCTCTGGTTTTAGCTGTTTCCAAATAATGTCTGCATAGGGCTTGCCATCAAGCATGCTAAACACAACAGCAGAATTCGTGTGTTTACAGACAATAGCGGCTTGTTCTTTTCGCGTTGGCAAATCCTTGACTTGCATGAAAATCCTTGCCGCATTGATCTCGATATTGTCGAATTGGGAATGGAGAGTATCGCGGGTAGTCTGTACCCAAGTATAAAATTCATCGGGTACTTTTGCCAGAAGGTCATCGAATTGCTGATTATGGCTGAGTAGCTCCCAAATCGTACGAGCCGTACATTGTGTGAGTATCCTGTGCAATCGTACGTAATCAGCAAATTTACATTTCAAACGTAGTCCACTTTCAAAGCGAATAACGAAGCCTTCTTTGTTAGGCTCTTCAAGCTTCTTTAACTCGTTGATGTCTTTGATGCCATCATAGCGCTTTACAACAGGAAAGGGCCATATCTTTTCTGTCCAGAGATAGGGATTATGGATATTTAATTCTTCTCCTGTTTCTGTATTGATTACAGCGAGAAGAATAATATCTTCCATATCACCATAATCCAATACGATACGATTTTGAGGGTATAGTATCTCAAAGAGATAGGTACAGTTAGAATCAAATTCAAAGCCACTGTACTTCTTATACAGTATCTCATTTGCTTTGATAGCCTGTCCACTAGTGAAACTACCACGAGTAGCGATATACGGCGTCCCATTCACTTGATATAGCACACCAAGACTTCCATCCATCTTTTCTGTGATTATAAACGACTCTAATGGTATCTGTCCTTCATGCTCCTCGATATTTTTAAACTTGCAAAAGGGTCTTGCTACTATCGTGCCATCTGGCCTTGTTATAAGCCCTCTGGCTTGCATTGTGATTTCGTTCCATATGTGCCCATATTGGCATATAGGTGTGTAATTCCAGATAAGCAAGTCAAGCTCAGGATGCGTGCGGCATGTAATAAATCCGAGTTTTTCGTGTCCTCTAAATTGCTCTATGTCAATTTTTGCCATCAACGTCCCTTTCTTAAAAGTCGGCGTCTGGATTTCCAATGCGAAACAATGGGAGCCCGAGTTCGTACCAAAGGCGGCAGACGCTTAAACGGTCGTCAAAAACTCCAATTATATTGCATAGACCTTTGATGTGCTCGTTATATATCTCACCTTTCACAATGTAGTCACTGCGTTTATCGCCTGTTTGGCGCATATAGAGATGATCATAGAGAACAACGTGCATTTTTAGCCATGTGATAGTAGCTTCTCGATCCTTCTCCTGACGGCCAGAAACAAGGAAGATGGTCGTATCTTCTTGGTAGCGATGGAGCAACGTGTAAACGGATTTATTCAGTTCATCCTTGGTGAAATCTCGATCATAGGCAGAGACTTTATCACGGTCAAAGAGTGCTAATGTGCCGTCGATATCACAGATGATGGCATTAGGCAGGGCAGGGTTATATTCCACAACAGACGGTTTTGTTTTAAGATACTGATTATACATCTGACGTATAATTTTCTCTCCTACTGAGTTAAGTCTCTTCAAGTCTTGCGAGATGCATTGCTCTAGAGGCACATGAGTAAAGTCCTTAACTTCTACCATTACATTATACTTAACTGCTATTTCTTGCATCTTTATTAAATGCTTATGATGCAAATTTGTGTCATCTACCAATACATCTTTGCCATTCATCAATGCTTGCTCTACAATAAAATCACGCACTGCAAGTACAGCATTCTCTCTACCTTTTGAGAAGACACTATTATGCATCATTGCGCGTAATTCATCCTTGTTAACACGGACAGTATCAGGATGCTCTGTCTGATACTGCTTGGCCCAATAGCTTTTACCGCTACCAGGCAAGCCAAGAATTAGTATAATCTTGTTTTTAGGCATTGTGTGCCTCCTGTCTATCCCAGTCTTTGCTAGGTTTGGGCAACATGTCTTCGGGTGACCACGCATTTTGTCCATATTTGCCATTATAACTCTTTAAAGTCTCACCGACTTCCTCAAAGATCATCTGGCAAATGCGGTAATTAACCGGAATGCTAATAATCGCTTGTGTGTGGTTGCTGACCTCCATAGTCCATCGCCCGATATACCCGACATCACCGACACCTGCGCAACGACAAACAGAGAGGCCAGAGCGAGCAATGGAGCTACGACAGTGCATTTTCGCGAGGAAACCATTGCGGCCACCGACTACCTCTTGAGTATGCGCGAGAATCGTTGTACCTGGCAGGATAGAGATCAAGCCATCATGCTTTTTCATTGCGTCTATCGGCTCACCCCAATAGTTCTTTATGTGCTCTGGATTATCGATGCGCATTGATTTCATCGAATAGTCGCCTCTGAAGTGCCACTCTCCAAGACGGCAATCATAGCTATTAGTGCCCAATTGCCGCTCATCGAATGGATCAATGACAATATTGCCGTTTCGCATCTCTTCAATAATGCACTTGTCCGACAGCATAATACTTAGTCCTTTCTAAATAACTCAATAATGCCGATAACACAAAACATAGCGATTGGAGCGCTAATGACACACTCCCAAAGTGTTATATGCATGTTGCACCTCTAGCGCGGTTGCCACTATTTCAGAGCAACCACAAACATTTTGGTCTAATCCCACAGTGTAGGCTGTTTGGGCTTTTTGTTTGGCTGCATCGCTTTTGCAACTGGACCTAAATCTGAGAACACATCTACAAATTTCTGCACATTGTGGCCGAAGTACACTAATGCGCTAGAATGTGGTGAACGCCCGCTTTTGCCGTCTGCATTCCAGAAAGAGAATCTACCAGTCGGAAAGCAGATCGGATATGCCCAGAGTGGAGCAAACCATTGCTTGTAGAGATAGGCATTGACAAGCAAGATGGCTTGCTGAACATTTCCTAACAACTCATACTCATCAATAAGTTTTTGTATCCATAACTCCGTTTGTCCCTTCTGTCTGTCAGTCCCTACTCGCCCATAGGGAGGATTTGTAAAGATCCTCCCATGCCAAGCCTGTGATAATCCATCATCATCTTTTGTATAAATCATTTTCGCTTGTACCACCTGATTTGCAGCAAGGCATGAGGCTGGGTCGAGATCAATCGAACCGAGCACCTCATGAACGGACTTGATGACTTCCTGAGGAGTATACCATTCGGCACTATCATCTGAGAAACAGATGCGATTAAAGGCATCTTTCTTTTGCGTGTACTCATCATCGAAAAGTGTTTTCATACGTATCCTCCTCAGAATCCAAACGCTACAGGCTTAGCTTTCTTCAATTCTTCTTTGGACTCTATTTTCATCAAAGACACTAATACACAAGGGCAAACGTAATTCGTGATATACGGATGCGCCACGAACTGCTCCACGCTTGTGCCACATGTCCTGCAATGTCCGTGAGCCTCACAGTACACGCTGTCCTCTCTACCGGAAGACGAAACAAGAGTTGCAGGCACCATCATACCAGCATCAAGACATATGACGCAATGGCCAATGCTGCGGTCTACAGCCACTACAGATGGCATTGATATTTCAGCGGATAATTGCTCAGTTTCAGAAGGTAAAGACTCTTCTTGGCTTTCTGGTTGTGATTGCCAGCCATTCTGAACAATCACCGACTGTGGCACATCAAAGAGTTTAAGTTTGCCAGTATAGATGATGGGATTGGTGCTAGCTTGCGCATTCTCCAGGACAAAGCCGTAAGTGCCGCAAAACCACTGACTAGTACTTTCATCTATGGCATCCACTAAATCTACCTGACCTATAATGCAACCAAGAGCATAGTCTTTCTTATATCGTGGCATCCCATCGACTGTCTCACTACCGAACTGCTCAAAGAAATCAAAATTGATCTCATCACCAACGAAACAGTCCTTATCGAGAGCCTTGCCTGCATGGATGAGCAATGGTCCTCTGTAGTTCGTCGTCCAATCGCGGTTCTCAATATCCTTTAGGCCGTTGGCAATAAGCCAGGCCCAGGGCTGCTTGATCGATAAGCATTTCAACGTATCTGTTGATTTTTCTTGTCCAAATCTCACTACATCAATATCCGCCTTTTGCCGCAATAGACCCACAATACTACTCACATGACATTGTTCATATTGCCGACATTGACATAGCAGTATGAGATCATGTCCTTCATCGAGATACTTGATCAAGCCTCTAATGCCCATCACTGGATCAGCGATCTCAATACACCCTGTGTTGAGTCCTTTGTTACCAAGGTACTTCCCTGCACATCGGTATCGATCACCATACTTTGCTTGCAGTGCATCCTTGCACCACACGGCATTCCAGGATTTAGGGCTGATCCTGGTGTCAATCAAGAGCATCTGTGGATTGCACATCAGCTCGTCAATGCGCTCTTGGGAGCCTGGAGTGCTGTAGCCGATTGGAAATACTTGTCGGGTTGCTATCATTGTGCTCATTTTGTTTCCTTCCATAATTCTGATTGCTTCTTGCCGCTTATACGCTCGAAAAGCTCTATAAAGTGCTGTGGACACCAACTCTTGGCTAGCTCCACTCCACACTTTTCTACAATGACACCATTATGCTTGATATATAACTTTCCACTCTCCATAATGGCCTCACACCCGAAAATCGCTGCTGTCTGCCTGATCCATGCAAAATGCTTTCTTGGAGTATTCATGCTGCATCGCCTCTCTCTGACAATCGATTCCACTCTCGCAATTTGCGACGCTCTTCAATTGCATCGAACTCCCGTTGTCTTCGCTCGTACTCTTCAGGGGACAGCGCAGACTTTTCCATCTGCAAGAACGTTTGATACGAGCAATGAATGCATATGCAGTACACGCTGTAATGTGCCGACATGCGTTGCTCATGATGACAATTCATGATGCTTTCTCCTCAGTGTCTAAATGTTCAACATAAATTAGCGCTGCCCAGATTAGCTCTTCATCACCTTGGTTGCTACCAGTGGCTGCACTAGCTGAAAGTTGCTGCCACCAGTCCATTTCTCCAGGTCCGATAAAGCATATCCGGCGTTCCATCTCAACTCTGAGCTGGGGATATCCATGTTTATATCCCCAGCTCATAAGCTGGCCATGATGCTCATGCTCTTCGCACCAGGGAAAACCAAGAGTATCTTTCATGTAAGTTGGTCTAATACATGAAGTACACATATCAAGTCCAAACTGTCTATCGATGTTTTTGAGTATTTGTCTTAGCTCGCTACTCATTTTCTTGTCCCTCACTATAGTCATTCCTGAATTTTGTAATACGAGGACTAAATACAAGCTGTATTTCATCTAAGCGGCTGTTACGGCTTTTTGCAACCTTTAGCGTAACCTCATGTGCTAAGCACTGACGACGTTTCTCCATTGCTTCCTCATTTGCATATATAAACATCACAGTGTCGCTATCACGTGCTATCCCCCCTGACTCATTAATGTCTGACAACTGAGGTTCTTTTGTTTGACGCTTATCAACTTCTCTGTTGAGTTGAGCCAGAATAAGAATAGGGATATTCAGTTCACGGGCCATGCGTTTCATCTCTCGACTGAGCTTTGCTATCTCTTCTGCTCGTGTCTCATGTTTGGATCGTCCATCTGCTACTGTCTGAACCATCTGGAGATAATCAATCACGATTAGATCCAAACCTTTTCGCGCATGCATTTGTCGAGCTTTGCTCTTGATGCTGGAGAGCAGGAAGGTCTGATCATCAATGTTGAGATCACATTCACGCAAACCCCGTGCTCTCTCTCTCAACTTGCGGAGATTTTCCCCCTCAACATCAGCATCTCGTAAGAACGTTTGATCAAGCGGTATCTCCATAGAGAGCACACGCTGTATTAATTCGTTTCTACTCATCTCCAAGCTGAAGAATAGTACTCGCTTTGCACGCTGCATTATATTTACTGCTACATTTAAAGCAAAAGCCGTTTTCCCAAAGCCTGTTAGGGCAGCAAGGGTATTTAGCGTCCCAGGTTGCAGGCCGCCTATGACCTTATCTAATTCCGTAAAACCAGTAGGAAGGCCATTTGCTATACCTTGCTTCCTCTCTTCAATCCTTTTGTCTAGATCGGCCATGTAGTTGTCTAGAGCTTCAGCAAAGGTCGGTATCCGATCAGAGTTAGCCCCAATAGCTATCTCGTAGATCAGTTTTTCAGCTCTCTCAACTGCGTCATCATCTCTGGCATAGGCACTTGCAGCTATCTCGGCAGCAGCTTGTGCTAATCGGCGGTGTGTGGCATCTCTAATGACAATTGCCGCATAATCGCACACATCCCCTGTTTCACCTCCCTCCCACTTAACTAATTGGCCACGGCTAATATCTATCTTTTCACTAATGTCTTGTCGCTCTATCTCATCCCACACGTTGTCTACATCACCGCGACGGCCTTGCTGATAGAGGCGCACTATGATCCCGTAGACTACCGCGTGCTTTTCTCTGTAGAAGTGCTCAGGTCTCAAAGTATCTACCACGTGTCTAACATCTCTTGGACAGAAGAGTAAGCATGAGAGGATGTTCTCTTCTGTTTCAACGCTTGCCAGTAATTTCTCTTTAATCATTGGTTCCTCCTGTAACTGCTGCTAGTAGGGTAATGCATTTCTTTCTGCATCTGTCATTTTTCGTTTCTTGGGTATTTGCAACTCAATTTTGTATTCCGCACTCTTCCAGTTTGGATACTCTTTAACAACATTTCCAAGTGTCCACGCCTTGCCTTTGTAAAAACCGTTATTGTCGTTCTTGTTGGCAAAGTTGCGGATCTTGAACATGATGTCCACTGTAATTTCGACCGTAGAAAGCTTTTCGCAGTGCTTAGCTGCCGTTTCTGTTAGGTCCGGTGCCATCTCTTTATTCCACGGCATTTGCAGCCAGACTTCCCAGACGACCCGCGCTTTCTCTGAAAGGATGGGTTCCGTTTTCTTGGAGGGCAATGGTTTCTCTTTGCACACTCGTTTAGGCGTAGAAGCTGGTGCTCGTTGTGTAGATAACTTGTCACCAGAAAAAGAAGAAAGAGAGGGTGTAGTCGCGACGACAGGAGCCGATGTTGGGATTTCGATTTCGTCGGCTACACTACCTCTTTGCGAATCTATGGGAAGCTCTGTAATAGAATCTATGTTGAGTTGATTTTTCACGTACCTCGGACGTGATTTTTCACTGGCAGTACGTGATTTTTCACTGGCAGTACGTGATTTTTCACTGGCAGTACGTGATTTTTCACTGGGGTCATCAGCATCAGAGGTACGTGATTTTTCACGTGCTTCTTTTTTTTCTGCTTTACTTCTCTCTTTGTAGTCAAGATAATTGCTTAGGTTGGGTAAGGTCTCATTATCTGCTTTGGGTGGAAGCGCCTTTATCAGATTGTGAATGGCATCTACATTTAAGGTGTACTCAAAAGTCTTTTGCCCGTGTCGTTTGATAGCGCGACGTGTAATCAGTTCCTCTTTCAGAAGTTCTTGAATGCAATTTTCAACTACATTCCTCTCATAGAGCATGTACATGTGCTTAATCCATTCAGGCATTGTGAGATAGGCATAATCGCCTTCACCCTTGGCACGCTTGGTATTCATCCAATGCTCAAGAATAGAGAGAATAAATGCTTTGCAGTGAGGGGAACACTCTCCTTTGCTGCATATAGCTAGATAATCCTCCTCTAGCTTGACAAAGTGATATAGTGACCTATGCTCAATAATACTATGATTGCTCATTATATTGCCTCATCTATCCTGGCAAGTTTTTTTGCGCTCAAATCTCAGTCCTGGGTAGCCATCTCGTGAGACACCATAGCGGTTGTCATCCTTCTTGCCAGGTACTTTGATGATTTTAACAATAACGCCCTTATAGAGTCCTTCCTTGACCACACACATATCTCCAACATGTAATGGCTCTTCTGTACTTGTCTTAGGTTTTTCATTACTCATGTGTTTCATCTCTTTCTATCACGTACCCTGTTACACAAGGCGATCTGAAAACCATTGCAAAATTTGGTTTGATCATGTATGCTTGTAACAGAGATCAGTGAATCTCTAGGCCTCTTTTCATTTTGTTGCCAGACTCGTGAGAAGAAGCTTGATACTGCTAATAGTTCAATTGTCCATTGCCTCCAAACGGAGGCTTTATCTTTTATAGGGCCTTGGCTAGCTTCTCTAGCACTCGCTCTTCTGTTACCTCTTCTAGTTTTGAGATTGACGATATGTAAACTTCGCCGCGTCTCCACTTTTGAGCATAATAGTACTTTTTGTTTTTCCTCTTGCGAACAAAGAGGTTCCACCCCTGTTCTTTGAGAAAGACTCGAAGTTGATCTTCCATCATGTTCACTCCTTTCCTCAATGTTATATACAGAGTATAGCATATCAGATGCCATATGGCAATAGCTTTCAAGGTCAATTTGCAGACTGCTTGTGTGCTCGTTATTGCATGTTGGTGTCATTGTGATCCTCCTGTGAGATTGTGTGCATGTAGTGCTCATATTGTGTTCTCCTGTCTATTTATTGTTATCTCTACATCTTGTGTCTTATTATGCCATATCACATCAAAGACCTGCCAACAGTCA